ATTTCGGTTGTAATGTAATCAACAAGTTACGTTGGGTGGCTTGACAGATAGAACGGTAGTGTTACTCTATAGAACTGCAACAACCGAAATTCTTTTAAGGAGTACACAAGCTATGGCCAAACTCAGCAACGTTAACGCTATATTACCGAAGAAACAGCCTTCGCTAAACAGCAGACAAAAGACACTAGTAGATACATTAGTTAGTACAGGGTGTTCTGTGGGCGAGGCGGCAAAGCTCGCAGGATTCAAGGAAAGTAGTGCTGATGTGCAAGGCTATCAAACTCTGAAGAAACCTCATGTAGCCGAGTATATGTATCAACAGATACAGGAATCCTTTGGCATCAACAGTCTCAAGGCACAGAGTACGTTGACTAAGCTCGCACAGAACGCCAAGTCAGAGTATGTTCAGATGGAATCAGCGAAGGATATACTTGACCGAGCGGGATTCAAAGCACCAGACAAACACCAACATCAGATTGTAGGAGACTTCAAGGTACATATAGATTTAGGTTAGCTCGGCCTACAGAACTGTTCACGCTGAGAGGGACTGTGATTGGTAGGGGGGTTTAAAAATTGGATACTACTACTTACAAGAGGTAGTATACACGCATTATTTTTCCCCAGAACTCGATGTTGATTTTATTTTTTTTTTCGTTATAGTTGATGCATGGGTCCACAAGAAGCATATTTAAAGAGGATAGCGAAAGATCCGTTCCTCAAATACTTTAAGCCAATATCAGGGCCTAGTGGCGCAATGGGTTATGCTAGAAGAATAGCAGCACCGCCAGGTGGTAGGATTAATGATCCAGGTGTAACCAGAGAAGCAGCCGATATCTTTAAACAAAAGACAGGCAAGGCCTATGGAGGCACTCTCTTGCCAGTAGCACAAGATAGTACGTACAAGTCATCTTCGTTTGGTAAGGCTGATAGAGCAAAGGCCGTAGCTGATGCCAAAGAGTTTAGAAGGACTGCATCACAAAAAACTTTGTTTGGCGGTGATGTTAAGACTTTGTTTCCATCTCAGCGTAGAGACTTAACCAGGCGCAGGATGGCAAAAAAACAAGTAGAGAAAACCAAAAAGACCTTAGGTAAATAGATGAGTACCGCAACCAAACGCAATCCTGCTAAATGGGCCGCAGCAAAGGCCAGAGCCAAAGCGAAGATGGGTGGTAAACACTCGGCACGTGCGATGCAGTTAGCTGTTAAGTATTACAAGTCCTCAGGTGGTACATACTCAGGTGCAAAAAAATCTAGCAACAAGTTATCTAAATGGTCTAAGCAGGACTGGGGTACGAAGTCAGGTAAGAAATCAAGTGAGACTGGGGAACGCTATCTACCAAAGAAAGCTATTGCCAGACTATCAGCAAAAGAATATGCTAAGACTACGGCTAAGAAGAGAGCAGATACGGCCAAAGGTAAGCAGTTTAGTAGTCAGCCAAAAGACATTGCAAGTAAAACCAAAAAATATAGGAGTACATAATGGCACAAGAACCAACTAGAAAAAGAAAGACTATGCTTAGAACTACTTTAGAGCAAGAGAAGAAAGCAGCTAAAAGAGATCCAGAAGGTGCGGCAAGTGTTAAAAAGAAAGCAGAAACCATAGGTAATGTTATTATGGGCTTAACATTAGGATCACCAATTCCTGCGGCCGTACGCAACATAAGTTCTGCGGTTATGAAGCAATTATCTAAAAGACAACTAGCCAAACTAAAAAAATTAAGTAATAAAAAAGAAATGGATGGAGACTTAAAGAAAGCAAAGAAAAAATCTTTAATGTCTGGATCAGACAGAATGTATATGGAAAATCTATAGGAGTACATAATGGCATTACCAATACTAGCAGTAGCGACAGCCGTAAAAATATTAGGCCCAGCAGCAGCAAAGGCAGCCAAGTTAGCTTATAAGATGTATAAGAAACGAGGCGGTAAGAAAACTGAAAAGAAATTTTTATCTGATAAAGCTAACAAAGTAAAAAAGAATAAGGATGAAGTGAAAAAAGGCGAGGATGCTCTTGAAAGAGCAGACGATGATTATAAAATGGGAGGTGGTGATGGAACTTATGGTGCTTTTGATCCAGTTGTAAAACAAACTAGATTAATGAAAAAAACAGGTGATATAGCAAAATATAATAGAATGGCAAACCGATATAACAAAGGAAAATTAGGAAAATGAAAGGCGTACCACATTACACTAAAGACGGCTCATTGTTTACAGGTGCTAATCACAAGATGTCGGATGGTACTTTACATTCTGGCAAGACTCATACAAAATCAAGTAAGAAGTTGTTCCACATGAAGGAATTGCCAAAGGCAGTTCGCAATAAACTAATGAAGATGAGGAAGCAAGCATGAAGAAGATGAAGAAGAAACAACCAAAGCCAAAAAAAATTAAATACTAATGACAGAAGCCTGGACTAGAAAAGAAGGCAAGAACCCTAAAGGTGGCCTTAATGCTAAAGGTAGACGGAGTTACAATAGAGCAACAGGTGGTAATTTAAAACCTCCTGCACCTAAACCTAAAAGCAATCGAGATAAAGCTAGGCGTAGTTCCTTCTGCGCTAGAATGAAAGGCATGAAGAAAAAACTAACGTCAGCTAAGACTGCAAGAGATCCGCAGTCAAGAATCAACAAATCATTAAGAGCCTGGAACTGCTAGGAGGTAGTATGCCAAAAGTAAAACCACTCGGTACACCCAAAAAGAAACTTACTAAGATGGAGAAAGCTGAGAAACGTGCGGCTAACATGATAGCCAACGAAGAAGTCTTACGTAACAAAGAAAAGCAAAGACAGTATGACCAGTACGTAGAGTACAAAATGATCAAAGGCCATAGTGTTGAAGATGCAGAGAAGATGGCTAAAGCTATTATCTATGACCAACAGGTAGTCTAATGGATAAAGATTTTACAACAGCATCAGAACTTGGTCGAGTTAAATACTTACAGAGTTTAGGTTTATCAATTAGAGAAATAGCACAATTTTTTCACGAAAGTGATCGTATGAAAAAACCTGTTGCTGATAATAATTATTTAGGAATTAAAGGTACAAAAAGAGACTTTCAATCTGGTAATACAGTTACTAGAACAACGCATGAAGATTATGAAAAAACCATTAAAGCATTTCAAAAAGATAGTGAAAATAGAACTATATCTCGTAAAGAAGCTAAAAAAAGATATAAAAAACATTTAGAAGGCAAAGGTGGAAAAATACTTGGTATTGTTACAAAAGAAGGAAGAAAAATGTACAAAATAGATGAGCCTTTTGTAAAGTTTAATAGTATTCAAGATAGCATACCAAGACAAAGAAAAATTAATGCAAAAGGAAAATTTGCAACAGATCAAAACTATAAAAAAAAAATTGATAATATGGTTAAAATTATTGAGCCTTTGTTTAATCAAGAAGTACAAGGTGGTGATTTAGGAAGAACGCATATAGATTACAAATACAAACAAAAAATATACGATCCAAAAGATAATCATGCCAATGCAATAGATAACACAAACCCTGACTACGATGCAAGACTAGATGGTCTTGGTATGGATGAGCGTAATCCAATTTACAGAGAGGAAGAAATAGTATGAATGATGGCTGGACTAATGTACCTAAAGATGTAGTAAACCCTAATGTATACACTAAAGAACAATGGGGTAAAGTGCGTGTAGTAGTTAAAACTCAACACATGAAACATTACCCTAAAGACTTTGTAACTGACATGGAAGCAGATAGAATTTTGTCAGCTATGTCGCCACAAGCAGTAGAAAAACTCTATGAATTAGCGGTCAAGTATGGCATCACTCAACTATAAAGCTCCTGGTCCTATTGTAAAAGCGTTTATGAAAGACGATAGTTTCTTTCGTGGTTTGCGTGGACCTGTAGGTAGTGGCAAGTCTGTATCATGTTGTATTGAAATACTTAGACGTGCTTTACTGCAAGAACCTAATGCTGACGGTATAAGGAAAAGTAGATGGGCAGTCATAAGAAATACTAATCCGCAACTTAAAACAACCACCATCAAGACTTGGTTAGACTGGTTTCCAGAAGAAGAATGGGGTAAGTTTCTATATAGCGTGCCGTTTACGCACATGATTAAAAAAGGTGATATTGAGTTAGAAGTTATCTTCTTAGCATTAGATCGACCAGAAGATGTCAAAAAACTATTATCCCTTGAACTTACAGGAGTATGGGTAAATGAAGCAAGAGAGATTCCAAAGTCTATCATCGATGCTTGTACTATGCGTGTTGGCCGTTATCCGTCTATGCGTGATGGTGGTCCTAGCTGGTATGGCGTTATTTGTGATACCAATGCTCCTGATACTGAACATTGGTGGCCTATACTTGCAGGGGAGACTGTATTGCCAGACTACCTCACCAAGCAAGAAGCGAAGATGTTAGTCAAGCCTGATAACTGGACTTTCTTTAATCAACCTCCAGCAATGGATGAGATTATAGGTAAAGACAAAACAGTAGATCGATACGAACGTAATGACGAAGCAGAGAATATAAACAACCTTACCAAAAACTATTACCCTAATATTATTAGAGGTAAGACCAAGTCTTGGATAGACGTGTATGTCCTTAATAAACTTGGACTTATTGAAGATGGTAAGCCTGTTTATGATTCCTTTAGACATGATGTGCATGTAGCCAGGAGTGATTGTTTGGTTGCAGATAAGTTACCAATCTACATGGGAATAGATTTTGGATTGACTCCAGCTTGTGTGTTTGCTCAACGCATACGTGGTAGATGGGTATTGTTAGATGAGCTGGTAGCGGAGGATATGGGTATTGTAAGGTATAGTGATTTGTTAAAACAACATATGGCATTGTATGCTCCACGTACATTTCACATCTTTGGTGATCCAGCAGGTGATCATAGAGTGCAAACAGATGAGGCAACACCCTTTCAAATACTGAGATCCAAAGGAATTAATGCTAGACCAGCACCATCAAATGATGTATTAATTAGATTAGAAGCAGTTAATGCTACTTTAACAAGAATGACAGACGGAGAATCAGGCTTGTTAATTGATCCAAAATGTATTAACTTGATAAAAGGATTTAGTGGTGGTTATCATTACAAGCGTATACAAACAAGTGGTGAGCGCTATGATGAGAAACCAAACAAGAATAGGTTTTCACACATACATGATGCCTTACAGTATTTATTGTTAGGTGCAGGAGAAGGGAGAAGTTTAGTGCTTGGAGGAAAGACAAGTAAACCTTTTGTAGCAAAACGAGCTTTTGATGTTTATACTGTGAAGCCAAAGCGTAATATTCATGATAGGAGAAACAGATAATGTGCGGACCTAGTTCAAAAATACCTGGACCATCTCAAGAAGAATTAGATGCTAGAGAGGCATCAAGGCGTAGAAGTGCAGAAGCATTAAAAGAAGAAAGACGAACTGCTGAACAAATAAAAGCAGAGCAATTAGAATTATCTCAAGCTGTAGCAGCAGGCAGACGTGGCAGAAGAAGTCTTATGGCTGGCACAAAGAAAGGCGGAAGTGGCTTTGATGTTGCTGACACTTACAAAACAAAAACAATTTTAGGAGCTTAGATGATTGAATCTGCACCTCAAGTAAATGTTTCACATACAGAAAATCCAATTAAAAAAATATTAGCTAGATATAAGCATGCTAAATCTATAAAAGATCAATGGGTATCTGTATTTGAAGAATGTTATGAATATGCTTTACCACAAAGGGAATCTTTTTTTACGGAGTCAATAGGCAGAAGAAGAACGGATCATATCTTTGATGAGACAGCAGTAGTAGGTGTACAAGAATTTGCAAGTAGATTGCAATCAGGCATAGTACCTAACTATGCTAGATGGGCCGAGTTTGTTGCAGGATCAGAAATACCAAAAGAATTACAAAAAGAAACTAATTTAGCATTAGATGAAATAACAGAATATGTGTTTGAAGTATTACAAAATTCAAACTTTTCACAAGAAGTGCATGAAACATTTTTAGATATAGCTTTAGGCACAGGAGTTTTACTAGTTGAAGAAGGTGATGCAGTTCAACCAGTAAGATTTAAAGCTATTCCATTACCACAAGTATGCTTGACAAGTGGCCATGATGATAAGGTAGATGCGGTGTATCGTACACGCAAGATGAAGTTAAAAGAACTTATGTTTGCATATAGTAAACCAATTTTAAATGATAAAATGGCTATGGATATGGAAGCCAACCCCGACAAGGAAATTAAAATAATTGAATCTGTTTATCGTGATTACTCTCAAAATAAAGAAGAAGTAAATATATTTTGTGCTATAGCAGAAGAATATGAGCATAAGATATATGATGAAGAATACAAAGGATTAGGTAGTAATCCATATATTGTATATAGATGGTCTAAATGTGCTGGCGAAGTTTACGGCAGAGGACCATTACAGTTTGCGTTGCCTGCAATAAAAACGTCTAACTTAGTTGTTGAACTAATATTAGAAAACGCACAAATGAGTATATCTGGTATGTACCAAGTGGAAGATGATGGAGTCATTAATGTTGACAACATTGCACTTATTCCAGGTACAGTAATTCCGAAAGCAGCAGGTAGCGCAGGTTTACAACCAATAGCACAAGCAGGTAACTTTAATGTGTCTGACTTAGTATTGCGTGATATGAGAACCAATATTAAGAAAGCTTTATACAATGACATGTTAGGAAACCCAAATGAGAAAACACCAATGTCTGCAACAGAAGTAGCTGAAAGACAAGCTGATTTGTCGAGGCAAATAGGTGCAGCGTTTGGTAGATTGCAAGCAGAATTAGTTAACCCTGTATTACAAAGAGTAATTTATATTCTTAAAAAACAAGGTCGTATTGATATACCTACAGCAAATGGTAGAGAAGTACAAATAAAATCAAGTAGTCCATTAGCTCAAGCTCAACATCAGTCAGATGTTGTAAATATTGATAGATTTTTAGGTTTAATACAACAAAGAGTTGGGCCACAATTACTTAATGCTATGATTAAACAAGACGAAGTTGCTAAATTTATAGCTAAAAAATTAGGTATACCAGAAGAATTAATTAGATCAAAAGAAGAAATGGCTCAAATGATGCAGCAAATGCAACAGATGCAACAGATGCAACAGATGCAAAATGAATCAGGTGGCGTAGAAGTGCCAGAAGAATTATCTCAATAAGTCCTTGACTTTCGGTAACAATTTTATATTATCAAATGGGAAGTGAAGAACATTTAACCCCCACAGTTTAATGAAAGTACCTTTGCTTCCTTAATGTTTCACGTGGAACAATTAATTACATGAGGTGTAGCATGGCAGAAAAGAAAGTCAAAACGCTGATAGGGCTTGATGGTATGGAAAGAACACCAGACCAGGAAGAAGCACTCAACGCAGTATCAAGAGCATTATTCACATCCGATGCAGGTAAAACATTTTTAAATTATCTAAGGTCTATCACGATTGAAACCGTAGCAGGACCTGAAGTATCTGATCATCAGTTAAGACATATAGAAGGACAGCGTTATATTGTAGGTTTAATACAGCGCAGAAGTAACAAAGGACAATCACAAAAAATAGTGGAGGACAGTAACAATGGCTGAAGAAATTACAGAGCAAGAAATACTAGACGAAGTACCTCAAGAAGAAGTACCACAAGATGAACGACCAGAGCATATACCTGAGAAGTTTTGGAAAGAAGGCAAAGCTGATTATGACGAAATGGCTAAGTCGTATACACAACTTGAAACCTATGTTGGTGGTAAAGAAGAAGCTATTAAAGAAAAGCTAATGGAAGAACTTGCTAATGAGCATGCAGAGAATGTACCAGAAGCCTATGAACTACCTGCTTTACCAGAAGGTATTACAGAAGAAATGGTTAATGAAAATCCAATGACAGAATGGTGGGGTGGTATTGCCAAAGAAAATGGATTTACACAAGAGGAATATGATGCTGGTATTAATACCTATGTAGAAATGATGCAATCTCAACAACCAAATATTGAGGCAGAAATGGAAGCATTAGGTGAAAATGCAACTTCAAGAGTAGAAGCTGTTAATGCTTGGGCTGGTAAAAACTTTCCACCAGAAGAATTTGAAGCTATTCAATATTCATTAGGCACATCTGCACAAGGTATACAAGCACTTGAAAGAATGATGGAAATGGGTAGATCAGGTGTTAGGTCAGAGCAATATTCACAACCAGAAAAACAACTCACAATGGCTGATGCTAGAGCAATGATGCAAGACAAAAGATACTTTGATCCAAGATATAGAGATGAGACATATGTAGCAAAAGTAGATGCTGCTTTTAGAATGTTAACAAAGTAATGCTTTATGTAGAAAAAACAATCCCAGACGATTGTTTTAGATTAGCTCCCAATCTACAACAGCTAGACAAGTACGAACTAGCTACAATGGGAGTTGATCCACTTACTGCACTTATAAATCCATTTAGATATAATCGCCCTAATACACATACATTTACTGTATTTGAAAAAGAGACAAATGAAATTGTAGCTATATGGGGAGGCATGCCTGTAAGTAAAACTAATCCATATAAAGCAGCAGTTTGGTTTTTAGCTAGTGATTTATTGCACAAACACAGCAGATTTTTTCTACAAGGCAATTTAAGATGGCTTACATATATAGAATCACATTATACTTTTATGTTTAATTTTATAATAAATGAACATAAACGTAGCATTAAATGGTTAAAATGGCAGAAATATTGCTTTGCAAAGCAACCAATGCTTGTAAATGAGATAGAAATGTATTACTTTTATAAGCATCTACCAAAGGTAGATGTAGACATACAGCCCATTATTTCGGAGATAGGCCCTAAATGGACAACCGAATTGAAGGATAAAGGACAACTGTGAAATATTAATTTAATTTAACAGGAGATAAACGATGAGTACATCAATATCAACTGCCTTTATTAAACAGTTCGAAGCAGAAGTTCATATGGCATATCAACGTATGGGTTCTAAATTAATGAATACTGTAAGGCAGACTAAAAATGTAAAAGGTAGCCAAGCACGTTTCCAAAAAGTAGGGAAAGGTACAGCCGTTACTAAAAACCGTCATGCTGAAGTTCCAACAATGGACATCTCACACAGTACAGTAGATGTAACACTAGCTGATTTCTATGCAAGTGATTATGTTGATACACTAGATGAGTTAAAAACAAACATAGACGAGAGACAAGTTCTAGCTCAATCTGCTGCGGCAGCTTTAGGTAGACAAACAGACCAATTAATCATTGACGTACTGGATGCAGGTTCAAACTCTGCAAACATTGCTCATGGTTCTGCGGCATTGACA